TTATATCACCCATAACGATCCATCCTGAAATTTTCCTGTATCTAACGGGCTGGACGAAATAGGCGAATGATAATCAACAACAACAAAAGGTTCTCCATTTTTTATATAGGCTTGAAGTATTTTCCCTCCAGATTCTATAAAAATATTAGATGCATCTCCGTCATCGGCGGGGAACGTCATCAAAAAATTATCAACTGTGATAGCCCGTCCGCTAACCGTTATTTTTGTTTCAGTCGTCCCTGGATCAAAAACCCACTCCAATCTAATTTTCATTTTTCATCCTCCATAGAGGGATGGATCAACCCACCCAAAAGCAGTGCAATAAAAATCCACAAGCTGGGCCGTACTTCCCACAAAGGCAGTTGGGTTCCATTGATAAGCGTTATACGTTCCACCCGCAAAAGACACTGGTGGATTTGTAGACCATACCGTTCCAATATGACCAGATACATTTCCAAAAGGACGCGCTTTGAAAGTAATTGGCATATTAAAGATCGCATGGTTCCACGTATTGGCGGCGGCATTTATCTCGTACATTCTCCACGCTATAGCAAAACCACTAGAAAAAATCACATAGGCGCCGCTTGTGTTCTCCCCTTGAGCAATAATTCCAACTCCAAGCCTTGATATCTGGTCAAGGTAAACTCCTCCGCCAGAATCAACCTGAACGTCATCCATGCTAACGTTCAGGGCGTTAAAAGAAAAACTTGTAGTCCTTACGCGCTCGCATAAATTCCCATTATCTTGTCGCGCATAAAGCACAATTCTTGTATTATCTTTAAGATAACAGAACGCAGAAGGGATTGCCCTTAACGCGCCACTTCCAAGCGTATCTGAATCTGCAAGAGTTGACCATACTCCGGCCGAGGTCCTTAAGTATTCGTGTATCGCTCCAACTAAAGAAGAACCACCAGATAAGCAATAAATGTTGTTTGTAGGCGACCTCTGTAAAATTATGGTTCTATCTGTATATGATCCGTTGTGATGCATAATAGGAGTTATTGCTCCTATAGTATTCCATACTCCCGCTATTGATCTAATATATTCTTTTGCCAGCGTTCCTCCATAAGGCGCTGCCAGATACATCATTGTGTTATCGGGGAGCCTTATTATCGATCCCCAATAATATCCGTCAAGCCCTGTGGTCTGTGTTTTAGTTGTCCAAGTTCCATCGTTATTCCTTATTAATTCTTTTATACCAACGCCAGACGATACCCCCGCGTCGGTAACACGAAATAACAAAACTAAACTACCATCGGCCAACATATCCCCGACCGCCGAAGTAGACGAATAATCAGCCGTAATAAACTTATTATCTCCCCAGGAACCGTCTGTATTTCTTATTTTTTCATATATTCCCGTGGCACCTAGATTAATATTGCTATTATAAAATATTAATATATTTCTTTTATCTTTTAACTGTCCAAGATATAAAGGTATAACGTAATCGTAATTTATTATCGTAATACTGGAACCGTATTTCCAAGCTCCATCTGTTCCCCTTACAACCTCGCGGACTGGATTAGTTTCGTCGTCCTTAAATCTATAAACACAAAGAGTTGACCCGTCTTTTATTTTTGCAAGATTGGATATTCCCCAAACCTGTATATATTCTGATCCAACTAAATTACCATTATTTACAATCTTTTCAGTCGCGTTCCAAGCTCCCTCGCTCCAAGTTCCATAAAATCTATTAGTACCCTGTAATCCAGTTGAAATAATCCTTGAGTTGTATTCGTCAAAATCAAAGCCGTAAGCATCATTTGCGCCAAACCCTATTTTTGCATGACGGTAATTGGCCTCTCCTGAAAGAAAGAGACCAAGCAATGAAACCCATCCGGACGAGCGTTTTTCTTTTATCCTTATCTCTGATTGAGCAAGAAATGTCCCAAACGATCCAATAGCTGCGTTAGGGTCAAGATCGCCTGCGGTAAATCCTGTGGCTTCGCTTATAGTTAGTTGTTCGTTGATATTGGCAATGAGGGCATTCAGTATTTCAGAGACTAGCTTTTCAGCAGTAATTGATTGGGCGGCAATATTATTTGTCGGTATTGGAGTTGCAATCAGTGAAAGAACATTGCTCGAATCACTTATCGCCTCTGAATTTACTACTCGCTTGACAACGTAATAATATTGTTTTGAGGTAGGCTCATCATCGGTACCAGACAAACTTAGCCCGGTATCCGTGTATGCATAACCAGAAACTTCCGCAATTTTAGAAAAAGTGCCAGCAGGCGATATCGACCTAAATATTTGATGAGTTAAAACCCCATCTAGGTCAGCCTGCCGCGTCCACTGCAGATAGGCGGTAGTAAAAAGACAAGAGCCACTTAGCGTTGGGGCTTCGGGGGTTAACGTAGAGCTTCCTGCCTCAATAGCATATATGTTTAAATAGCCTTTTAGGGAGGCCCTCCCATTTTTCTTTGCCGTAAAGACTACTTTTCCAGAGTCGATCGTGAATGCGGAAGTTGTCCATAAATTATCAGAGAACTCCCCTTCAATACCTTCGTCAGGGGCAGCGTCAATCTGCCAATTCGACGTATCGTCCAAGCCATCCACCCATATGGTGATTTGAGTAGTCGCTAGCGTAAGGTTTGGCGTAATCCCGTCGGCCTTCTTCACGATGTTTATATATGGGTTAGAAACGACCATAGAAGCCTTTGACTCAGCATCAATGTTAATCGGCGATGACGCTATAATTGAGGTTTTTGCAGAGACTTCAGATATTGCGGGAGCAATAACCGACTGCAGCTTATAGCTCCAGACGCCCGTGTCTGCATCATTGGTACGGCTAAGAACGCGGCAAAGGACTTCCACGCCAGAATATTCGTCAGTGACCGTCATCAAGGCATCGATGGCAATCTCGTCATCACTTGAATATTCGTAGGTCCACACGTTTTTATAGAAGGCCGCCACGTCCGCCCCTAGTGAATTAGCACTATCCGTATCATGGATATATGAGGCATCAATCTCCTTTTTAGAGACTGGGGATGATATAAGGGACACCGACAACGTGTTTTTGGCCGCGCGGTAGACGACGTCGGCATAAACGTTACATTTATAGATATAAAGCTGGCCGGATGTGTTGGGATTCTTCCATACGGCCTTCCACTTTTTATTCTTAAAAACAGGCGCGACTGTTTGAGTTAAGCCAGAATCGCTCGTGAATTCTAGCGTATGGTTTTTGGTAAGAACCATTTGCGTGAAGTCAGTATTCGACACCTTACGCGTTCCGACGAGGGCCGTGCTAAGAACATTATCGGTATAGTCGAGCCACGTCTCGCTGAGGTTGGCTTCATCCGGCCACAATAAGCCATAGGGTACTGATATCTGGTAGGTATGGTTGTCATCATCATACCCCACATCCTGAAGATAAATTAAGGCGTAATTCTTGATTTTAAGCGGCCAGTAATTAATGACAATCTTATCGGCATCGCGCTTGCCCTGCGTATGCTTAAGAGGTGCATTGATAACGTCTCCAGCCCAATCCCCACTAGAGGCCGTCCCATGCTTGGAGTTTCCCCAGGGAACAAGGGTAACTCGGCCGTATAGATCAAACCTGAATTGATAGCCATATTCCCAGAGTATCTCATCCAGGGCGTCCTTTACCGTCCCCGAGTCTACTGCATATGCTGATAAACTCACGTTTATAGACGTCGAAATATCAATTTTTGCCCCGGTATATCCCCGGCGGGCTAGTAAAATATGAACGATGGACGCCGATTCCGCTGTGGGGTCGCACACCTTTACATTAGCGATAGCAATGTCTGCATCATCATCGGCCTCAAGAGATCCCTCAAGGCTCGCGGTGTCATCATCAATGGTAAGCTCTATGGGGCGGATATCGTCGCCGGAGGCTCCTTCTCCGTACGAGTCGAAGGATAAATCAGACGATATCTGACCGGTGAAATATCGTTCGCCATCAAGAGTCACAATAACGGCGACGGTACCGGTATTTGCGTTCATAGCTTGGATGAACGCAGAATCAAAGCCAATGGTCGCCTTGCACTCATTAACGACATGGTGGCCGGTCTCGGAGTATGGCGCATCTGTCCGAGAGAGGGCTTGAATATCCTCTGTAGTGATTATCGTTCCAGACGGGAACGTGAATTGAATAAGGCAACTAGTAATCATTCAACGATCTCCAAAACACCTTTGGCTACACGATCCGCCGTTCGTTGAGCGATCTTGTCTATTGTTTCGTCATCGTTTACCGATCCTTCTACATTCACTCCGCCAAGGCTTATGGTGATATTCTTCGAACTTGATTTAGTGCTAGCCGAAGTACCAAGCAAATTAGCATTTTCCGAAGAGCGGCCGGATATGGAGATATTACCTGAGCGCAACGCCGAGGCGATCGGCTGAGTAAGTACCGTCTCGCCCGCATGGACAATAGAAAGTTGATCATATGGGATCTCGTAGGCGCCGACATCATACGATTTGACCATCCCGCCTTGAGAGGCAGTGCTTTGAACGGGCCGCAAGCCCCCAGTCGCGGAACTCGTAGTGAGGGTTGTATTTACCGTAGTTCCATTCAAGGCCTCATTGATAGCGATTGCCAAGTCTGATGGGAATCCAGCGATGGTACTATTTAGTAATGTAAGGGCTGACGTTGAGTTAATATCACCATTTTGCAGCTGGTCAAGAATGTCTTGGAGCGCTTGTGTCTGTGTTTTCTGCTCAGTATTTATCACGCTAATGTCGGATTTATACTGGATGTTTAGCTCACTAACACGCGAGTTGTACTCCTCTTGCGATATTATTCCCAGTTCGTAAAGGTCCTTCAAATGGGAGATATTTGAGTCGTAAACGCTTTTTATTTCGTCTTTTTTCTCGGAGAAATAGTCGGCCAAGGCCGAAATGGCATCATTGATTTTTTGCTGCGCGGCGGCGTTGTTCTCTTCCTCTTCCTGTAATTCGGTTGTGGTTTGCAATAAATCCAAAGTGGCAATGGAAAGATTAAAAGTGGAATTTACCCACTCAATAATTTTATTCACTCCCTGAATTATCTTATTCCCTCCAGGGACTATGACATCGTCATTTAGCCAAGCGAATAAATAGCCTAAGCCTTGCGCGGCGACCTTAACAATAAAAAGTACAGGATTAAGCCGTTCAAGGATCCCAATTATTGATAGGAATGGGGATAGAATCTGAAATAGTGGAGTTCCTAAGTCAATTAATAATTGAAGTATGGGCTTTAAGGATTGAGTCATTGCGGCATCTAGTCCAGCATCAGCGGCTGCCTTAACCATAGTTGAAAATCCATTCAAAACCTTCTGGACTGAATCTAGCTGAGCGATAGCGGATACCAACGCTTGAATAAATAGGAGCATAGGATCAACTGCCGCCGTTCCGGCCGCGCCCATCATCTGGCCAACTTGGGTGTCTTGAATCGTAGTTTGGGCCGTATCTGCCGCATAGGTACCGTAGTCGCCGTTCTTGGCGGCCAGGGCTTTTTGCTCCTCAAAGGCTCTTTGAGCCTCCTCGATTTGCGCATCGGCCATCTCTTTGGCGTATTTCTGCTGGATAGCAAGGATATCAGCGCCGGTTGATTTAGCCAGCGCGATTTCCTTATCTCGGGCAACCTCAAGGTCATCAAGCTTGCTCTGAGTGGCGGCCGCGGCCTGCTCCTTTACGCGGAATTGGTCGTTGATCTGCTCGGCCGCGATCTGCTTACCATAGCGCGCGGCGAGCGCAAGCTTCTGGGCTTCGGTTCCCTCAAAGGAGGCCAAGGTCTTGTCGCGCTCAACCTCAAGGTCATCCACCTTGGACTCGGTGAGATCCGCCTCGATGGCGCGAGCCTTGAGGGCATATTCCTGAAGTGTTGAGTTTTGCTTTGAGGCGTAAACGTCCAAGGCCTGTGATTTAAGATCATCGATCTGGCCTTGGCTTAGGCCGGCCTCTTTCCCGATCTTCTGAGCGTCCGCAATATTCTTGTAATAGTCCTGACCGAGCTTGAGCAAGGCCTGGGCCTTTTGCTCCTCCAGGCTTATGGGGCTTACCGTCAGGGTTTCCTGAAAGGAAGCTAGGGCGTCCTGGGCTTGCTTGATTATGGAGTCTTTCTTTTCTTGAAGGACACGGAGGGCCTCGTCCCTTACGCCGGCATCTGCGGTCGTATCAGCCTTGAACTTCTTAACGGAAGCCATCTGGTCATTTAGCTTGGCAAGTTCTGTTTTCGAGTCGTTTACGATGCCTTTAATGGGGTCAAATTGGGATTTATAAAGGGCCGCATATTGGCCTTGGACGTTCTTTATTTCAGTCGCGACCGTCCGCATATTCGCCTGATCGGCTTTGGTCATGTTTGTGGAGAACATACCCCGCTCGTCATAATAGGCCTTCAGTTCAGACAGGTAGGTTTTAAGACTATCGCGGTCATTTTTATCGACCGTGATATTCTTTCTTAGCTCGTTCTCAATAATGCCTTCAGCGCTCTACGTAGCTTGGGCATTTTCGCGCTTCGCAGCGGTATCATCACGCGTTGCGTCGGCTGATTCCTTGAGAGCATTAGCCTCACGTTGCTTACTCGCTACCAGTAATCCTGTTGCAGTGACTGCTGCCAAAGCGGCGGCAATACCCGCCCACATTATTGGATTATTAGCGGCTTCAGCGATTTTCACTGATAAAACGGCGCCGAAAAGTCCCCATTTAGCGGCAGTTAATGCAATAGTTGCCAGGACAAAACCGACCATAGCCCCAGTTGCAACCGCTATCATGATCGCACCCAATGTTTTTATAGTCGGCGAGACATTCGCTAAGGCTTCGGCTAAACCGGATATAACAATTGCACCCTCATTAACGATAGGAGACAGCCCCTGACCGATCGCTTCGTTCAAGTCACCAACGCTCTCCTTAGCTCGTTTAAGCGCTATTTCCGTATTGCCTGACTTCCCGATAAAGGCTGAGTATTTTTCTAAGATGAGATCGACTCCGGCGCCGGCCTTGAGCTGCTCGTCGGACAGGTCCTTTAGGTCAGGGATGAGCTTACCCATCTGGCCTTCGACTCCCGCATAGGTGGCATTCAGTTTTTGGACGCTGGTAGAGAGGTCATCTCCCGTGGCGGCCGAGAGACCGGCGGCGGCCTTGATGAGTTTTTGTATCTGCGCCTCGGACTTACCCTGGGCCACGAGTTCGGCTTCCATCTGAGTTATGAGATCACCGTCCGTCCCCGTGAGGTTCTGCATGCTTTGGGCAAGATCATCCAGGCCGGCACGGGCGCCTTCCATGTGGTTTAAGGCTAAGGCCGTATCAAGGCGAGTGGCCGCGGCCTCGGCTTCGCCATAAGCCTGGACAGCATTGGCGCCGAAATCTTTTATCTTGTTCAGGGCGGCTAGGGCGGCCCCGGATTTTGCTAGATCTGTAAGCTTTTCAGATAAGGACTGCGCTTCAGTCCCGGAACCTTTTTGATTTTTTTCGAACTCTTTTAGCCCCACAGAGGCGGCTTCATATTGGATCTTTAAGTCTTGTATTTCCTTTGATTCAGGCTTTAAGCCTTGGTCAATCAGCTCTTTCGCCGCATTCTTAATGAGAGACTGCCGATTCTGGAGGCCTTCAAGCGATTGTCCAAATACCTTAGCCATTTGGGCGTCATTCTGTAAGGATGAATCGAGATTGGCAAAAATGGACTTTACTTCATTCATGGACGGAGCAAGGGCCTGCCCTTCTTGGGCAAGCCCCTTCATCTCCGTGGATAAACCCCGGATCTCGGTACGGGCCTGAGTGGCGGCAACATCTATTTCAAGCTCGACCTTTTCACTCATACCCTTACTTCAGTTCCTTTCTTGATTCATCCATGTCTTCTTGGTCGCACATAGCGGCCTCGCGTTTAATAGCGAGATAGAGCCGCATGGCCCTGTATGGCCATTTTCTCCAGCCTCCGGACCATGGAGGAGTCTCGGTGTCGCGCGAGATGAGGTAGAGATCGAGGACATCCTGGAACCCCGGGTCATTGATATACCCATGAATTTCTGAATAGAAGATCTCGATCTCCTTCCCATCTTCGCCCAGCACGCCGGTAGGGCATTTCTTCGTCTTCTCTCTACCGGCGCGTATTTTGAAATTCTGCTTACCTTTCCTGAGGAGGCGGTAAGCTATCCGGATTTTTTTTCGTCCTCGGGCGTATCCTCCTCGGCAACCCGGATCTCTTTCTGGAACTCGCGGATAAGCTCCTTAATGAGCTTTCCGGACAAGGGTGCAGGCGCCTCAAAGAGCGTGGTAGCGTTAGTGACCTTGCGGGTCTTTCCATCGCGGTCCTTCCAGGACAGATTCTTGATCCTGGGATTGAATCCGCTGATTAAAAGGAACTCGTCCGTCTCGTAATGCATATCCATGCCGACATACGTCCCCTTTGAGTCGTATTTATGGGCAACGTCGCGCTTGGGCCGAATGGTACGAATGGAGGACTCGGAGAGCTCATCCCACTCCACGGAGACCTGGGCGGTTTCGTCGAGATCCCGGTTTCCGTTGAACTCCGGGATGTAGGACTTCTTTAACTCGCAGCTAAATTCCATTTTTCTTCCTTTCCTTACGCGATGTCTTCTTGATAGAAGACGGGGTCGGCACCGGCTAAGACAAAGTCCGAGTCGGAGGTCTGGCTATTTCCGCTCGATCCGCCAATAGAGCAGCCAGCAAGGTAGATCGGCGCAAAGAAGAACTCGCTGCGCTCTCCGGGCAGGTCGGACTCACGAATATAGAGCTGGGCCCAGAGCGGTTCGTTCGTGGGTTCGGATACCGTAATGGTACCGTCCGACGCGACCTTAACGGTCTTGAAGTATCGGCGCATAATACCGCCCTCTTCGTCAGACACTCCTTGGATGAATTGAATCTTTATTTTGCCGGAGAAATCTTTTTTCCCGAGCCGCTGTTGGGTAAAGCCGTCCTTCAGCTTCGTGGTTTCGATCTTCTTCGCGGAGATAGAGGCACTCCAGTCAACGACATCGGCGAGTTGAGCGAAGGTTCCAAAGGAAGCCTTATCGCCAACGGCCGGGATCTCGGTACCCTTAGCGGGGAAACACATCCCTACCGCAAAGGCAGAAAAGATGGAACCGGTGGCAGCTTTGGCCACGATCTTCCAATACCCTTTTCCCTTCTTCGAAGCGGCCGTGCCACCAGCAAGTTCGTCTAGGCTCTTAGTACCATCACCTATTACCGGCGCGGCAAAAGTGCCAGTTTTTACGTCGCCGTCGTCACCGACTAAGCGAAAGCCGTCATATCCCATGAGTTCCTCCTATTTCCGTCTCTTTGATTTGGGTTCATTCTCCGCTTCTAAAGACGAATCACTTTCGTTTTTCGCTTCGGAGGGAGAGATATTCTCCTGCTGAACTTTAGGCAGGAAACTTTCTCGATACGTCATTCCCAGGAGCGCGCTGGAGTAGGTGATAGCGACAAGGGGTTTCCCCGTTTCGGTATCGCCGTACTCATACGATGTATGCAGGTCAGGCGCCCGTTTCAGGCGATTCAGGTCATATTCCGTCATTGGCATACATCACCTCGGTGGCAAGGTTATCTCGACGTAAAAGACGTCGTTGTACCACGCCTTTTCGTCGGACTCTGGGTCATCCATGACGCTGTCGTTTTCGTCTGGCGTCATGACGATGCGTGTATTGGGGATTGCCGCCCCAGCGGCGTTTTCCAAATTCCGGATCCCCTCCGCCATATACGTCTGGAGGACATCCGAGGCCTCAAGAAAATTGGCGGTGCCCTCGTCAGAAATGATGCTCCCATCCAGACTGACAACCAGTTTGAGGTGTCGTTCCAATTGCGCGCTTGCACCCCTATACATGGAGTTTCTGCTCACGATCGGCTTCCGCACAGCCACCTTGATTGTGGGCTCGGCTGATTTGAGTGTCGTGGGGGCAAGGATGGTTAAGAGCCCCGTATTCCGCTCCAGTTGCTTCTGATAATCCAAAAGGGCTTCATAGAAAGTCATCTTCTAAACATCCTCCTCTCAACGGCATTCACCAGAATCTTTACGTATTCCGGGGGAAGCTTCATGTACGGCCGCGCAGGCACCGTAATTGATCGCTTCAGGATAAAAAGACAGATCGGGACCTTATCCTTGAAACTGGCGCAGATCACGGGAGTGCCCGTTCCGAAGTAGGGCCAGACCCTCCACCCTGCTGCCTTCATACCCTCGATGCAGGCGCGGGGCGTCAGACCATACTTCCGCATGAGCGTCCGCGTCGCTGCTCCAGCCGGGATCGTCAGGTACTTGGCCGTCTTGGGCCGGATCACGCCGCCATCATGAAGGATCCGCGCCTGCTTGGCCTCCGTCCAGACGATGGCCTTCGTTCCCTCGATTCGGCGATAGAAGGACGCAAGGAACTGTCCCGAATCACGAAGCGGCAGGGCATTGCCTTTAATCGCCTGGGTCAATGGGGCGTTATCTTCCCATTTCCCTTCGGAGATGTTCTTCTGCACTAAACTGAGCGCGACCGAACCGGCGTACTCAATTACCTCCGGATCGGATATCGCCTTATCTAGCTGGTCGAAAATCTTCACCTCGGAGATCGTCATAGGTCGCCTCGATGATGGCGCCTCGTGGCCCGGTCCGGGCTAGAGACCGTAATGGCGCCGATCGCGGGCCGCGCGTTTGGATCATCAGCCTCGGGGAATTTCCCAAAGGCCGAGACCATAAGATCCTTTGCCCTTAGGCGATATTCCTTACCGGCCGCTTCATGCCCAACCGCCATGTGCAACTCATAGATCGTCATGAGGAGGACAATCTCCCTCATGATCGCGTCGTCTAGGTTCAGGGTCTTCCCTAAGCCAGAGGCAACGGCAGAGACCTGGAGGGCCGCTCGTTCAGCGGCGCGGGTTACTGTCGTGTCATCGCCAAGCGAAAGTTGGGAATACAGCCCCGGAGCCAAGCGCGAGGACACCTCTGACGGCTGAATCGACGCCCCCAAGGTCTTCAGGGGCACCGCCCCGTCAGCCGTGGTGGCAGTCCTTTCGTGTCTCATCAAGTCGTCAAAGGTAGTGGCGCGCATTTTTAGGCCTTCACCTCGGGCTGGTCAGTCGCGGGAGCGGCGCTAGGTGATTTCGGATCGTCGGGCTTTAGCTTAACCGCGAACTGGGGCGCGTCGGTCACATCGATGATCGTTCCCACGGGCAAGGGGCCGTCGTAGCCACGTATCGTTATGTTGTCCCCTTCCTTTACCGTATAGGGGAACCCCTTATGAGACTTGCTCGATGGAGGGAGCGCTTTCAAAAGGCATATGACAATAACCACAAGAAATACATCCAGCATCACGACGGCAAAGGAATTCGCCTGAATGCTTCGCTGTAAACTCTTGAAGACTTTCACTTCATCAGCCGCGCCCTTGGGGATGGCGCTAACGGCCGGAGCCGGAGCAAGCACGGGATTGGCGAGGACAGGGGTGGCCTGCTTTACGGCCACCGGCTCCGTCTTACCCCCAACGGTCACGGTGAAGGGAGCCTCGCTCAAGACGCAAATCGAACTCACAGATGGCTGGGGCTGCTTGTCCGCGGCGAAGGCCGTGGCCCCAATGACGAGGGCGCATAGAAGCGCCAGACTAAATCTCTTCTTCATATCTTTTCCTTTCGCCGGAGGGCTTCCCCTCCGGTCTTGAGCATGGGTTAGCTGAGCACCACCGAGGTAGCGATACCCTTTACGTTGGGGATGGGCACGGGCTTGGAATGGCCGATGACCTTGTAGCCCGAGGGATCATCAATCTTCACGGCCTTCGCCCAGAAGGGACTGGCGATGAAGTTCGCATCGATGTCATCAACGGCCGCGTACATTAAAGATGATCCGGCGCCACGATCCCAGGCATACAGGGTCTTAGCCGCAAGGCCCACGGAGGCCTTCGTGGTGTAGTCGTAATATGACCAGTCGAAGAGCGCTACCTTGATTGAGGGAGCGAGCACCAAGAAGCCATCGGCATCGTACTGCGGAACCCACGAGGCGGGGAAAAAGCCGATTATGGCCGCGTAAACATCCGCCGGAGCGAGGAAGACTACGTCATTACCAAAGCCCAGGTTTTGCTGTTTGGCCTTCATCTTGCTCATGGTGGCGATCGCGTCACCGATCTTGGCTCCCGCCGCGTCGAACAGCTTGGTGGGAGCGACGGAGGCAGGAGTGCCGAAGACGAGGTTCCACTTAAGGAACTGGCCATCGGGGCCACGCAGATCGTAATTCAAGGTGCCAGACACAGACTGTATAGCCATGGCCTGGGCGGTATCGCGGCATAGGCGCCGCAAGGTATCGATGCGGTTAGCAATGAAGGTCTGCTGATCGGCGAGCCCGTTTACCTTGCCCTCGAAGGACATGAGATTGTTAAGATCAACGGCATCGAGAGTGGAAGACGGATTAACCGGCTGGGGCTCAATGGCCGAGATCGCAGAGCCTTCCGCAATTGCATACGAAGCAGAACCTCTTTTTACGAGAGGGATATTTCCGGCGCGGGATAAAATGTCCCGATAGGAAATGAGCGGAAACGGATGGTTCACCCGGTTAGCCTCCGGGTAAAGCATGTCGAGGGCGGGGCTTTTCAAATTGGGCAGACGCTCCATGATCTCCACGAGCGAGTCGCGCGAGAAAAGCTTTTTAATGAGGGTTTCAGTTCCCATGATTTCTCCTTTCCCGTTACTCCGGGAATACCGTGATGGCCTCTAGGGCTGCGAGATCTGCCACCGTGACAGCGTCTCCGTTAATTCCGTAGGCAAGGGCCTCAGCGCTTACGGTGCCGTGTACGATGCCGATAGCCGCGTCGTCTTCAGAGGTGTCCACATCTTTGTCGACTACCCCCTTTAAGGCGTTGGCCGGGGCGGCCCCGTCTCGGACGTAAGGGATGACCTTTCCGTCAGCGTTCAGGGCATAGAGCATGCCAGCGGGGAGCACCCCCTGGGAGGCAAGAGCCGGGAGCGTCTTCTTGACGGCCGGGTGCGTTTGCGTGGCTACCGAGGCGAAGGTCTCGTTAATGGTTGCGATTTTTCCGTTCATTCATTTCTCCTTACGCCTTGCCGAACGGGACCGGTTTGAAAGCCTTGCCGTTGGCGGGCTCTCCGTCGCCGAGATCCTCGTGGCCCTCGGTAACCGGCTTGGGGATGCTTTGGACGATACGGGACAGGAGATCGAGGCCGCTGACCTTCTCCTTCTTTCCGTCTTCGTCCGAAAGCTCGATGGTGGCGCTGGTGCCGAGGCTATCGGCAAGGGCCAGAACGAGATCCTGTTTCCCCTTGGGAATGCGGCCGGCCATAATCCCCTTCAAGCCGGACTTGGCCTGGGCGATGATGGACGCGTCGCGGTCGGCAAGCTCCTGCTTGAGCTTGTCGTTCTCTTCTTTCAATTCCACGTCTTCCTCCTTGGATACGTTTGAACATTGATCCGCCAAGAGCTGCGCCTGCGCCTTGATGTCCTCGGGAATTTTCCCGGAGAGCGCCATTTCGCTTGCCCAAGCCGCAATCTGTTGTAAGGTCTTCTGGATATCCCCTATGGCGTAGTTTGCGCCTTGCTTGAGGTCGAGGATCTTCTTGGCGGCCGTAGCACGGTCGTTGTTTTGATCATCCGGATTGGGATCTTCTTGGGGCGCGGGGAAGGGCTCTCCGTCTCCCAAGAAACAGACAGGAAGGTCAGCGAAGACCTTTAAGTCCCGGATCTTGGGCGGGACGGCGCCGAGATAGGCGAGGTGGTGGAGGTAATGCTTCCCCGACTGGTTGCGGGCAATACCGACCGAGACGTCGGTATAGAACTTCTGGTCGGCGGCGTCGGCCAGGAGATCATTCAGTTCGTTCGTAACGACGAGCGAGGAGCCGGTAGATTCCGGCTCAACTGCCTTAACGTTTCCGAACTTCGGCATCCAATCGGCGAGTTGATGCCCGAGAGTTATGGGGCATTTCCCGTCAAAGGTCTCCTTTAGGTCGGAGATGATCTCCGGCGTGATAGTGACCTTTTTCCCGTCCAGGCGGCCGAAGGAGCCGACGTGAACGATTTCCTGTTTGATCGTCTTCATGCCGTCATGATGACAGGACGGCATGAATAACTCTCAAAACTGGGGTAGGGATTTATGCGGCTAGAGATCTAAGGAAAATTGAAGTTTATGAGGCGGGTAGAATAAACCAATAATTGAGAAGGGATTCTTCGTTCCTTTTCTATGATTTCTAAATACAGTTCCTAATATTAAATATAAATCTTTTGTTTTCGCTATTTTTGTAAGCTTCTCTAGAACCGAATTAATCGCATCTTTCTCGGTTTTTCCCCTCAACATTTTCCAATATAGGGCCCCAATTTCCCAGTCTTCAATTTGTAGTCTATGGGGCTTATTGTCCGATATAAACTTATAATAAAACGTATATGGGAGCGGTTCAACTTTTCGGACGCTTGCATCATTTCCCCATTCTTCTTCATCAAAGAGCAGATATTCATTCTCGTTACTTTGGAGCGGCTCTTCTTTCTCTTTTGCTTTTTCATATTCAGCTCTAATAACTTGATCAGGCTTCAATACCGCTAAAGATTTTTTCAAAGGTCCATATGCATCATCGATTAATTTATCCAAAGAAGTATAAACATCACTCAAGAGATATTTACGCCTTTCTTCCCATCCGGACTCCCCAGTTGGGATTGTTTCTCCCAAGGTTATTTCTTCTTGAATTCCTCGAAGGGGGCGAAAACTTTCAGGCCTAAAATCCTTATGAGCTTCGCGTTTTTGCAGATCAAGCGAAATCCATGTATATTTTTTATATTGTGATTGCTCATCCATAAATCGAAATGGTATAGGATAAATCCGAATCCATTGGTTGCCGTTAAGCAACCCAGCCGTGCATACTGTTTCTTCATATTTTCTTGACTTTTGAGGGTAGGCTTTTGCTACAACCAGAATACGAGCACCGCGAATTGTGTCATCTTCCATTATTTACCTCATCTTTATACTAAATATGAATTGCGGGTTCCGTTATTAGTCCTTTATTATAGAAGAAGTCCGAGACACACTTACGATGGCAATAATTAGGATCTCGTTCAAAACAAGTTAACGCCACGGAAGAAAAACCTTCGAGAACTTGTGCTAGTTCATCAATACCATCCTTGGCGTTCGGTAAAATTTTCGACTTATACATATCGAATAATTTTTGGTAAGATGCTAAATCATCCAAGTTGTGCCGAAATGAAGACTCTATTCCAAGGCTAGGGATATGGATATACGCGATTCCACTCGCTGCTAATGCCGCTGATAGGCTGGACTTCGAAAACCCCTTTTTCCTGGAAATTGGGTTTTTCCGGACATCAACAACGACTTGGATATGACGAGAGAGTAATTCATCACAATATTCATCTATAGAGCGCCCTTCATATCCAAGGGTGAATAATAGCGAAGTGGAAACAGGATGTAAGACCGTTTGCGGGTATCTCATAGATATTGTCATCTTAAGATGTTTCGGCTAATTCCCGCAATCCATTAACTGCTAAGCAATGAGTTTTTCAGTTGGTAATTCCTCCTTTAATCGTTTTTCAGCTACTTTACAAAAATGATGATCTTTTTCTATGGCGATAAAGGACCGGCCTACCCGAACGCAGGCCACGGCGGTAGTGCCGGAGCCTACGCAGGGGTCAAGGACGATTTCACCAGGGTTTGAATAGGTATTTATCAACCATTCAAAAAGGGTTAAAGGCTTCTGAGTTTGGTGATAGAGGGGGCGTTTCCGAGATCCCATTTCACGGGGGACTTCCAGGATGCTTGTTGGGTAACGAACTCCAGGGTTATCGGTAATGGCTGGAGTCCGCACCGCGCGGTATACGCCGGACCTCGTTGTGGAGTTCTTTGCGCGTCTCCGGTATGGAGATCCCGGCAAAAATTGCGGATGATAGTTGGGGAGATGTTTATAGAAAATGAGCACGAGTTCATGGCGCCGTAGGGGCATGCGCCGGGAATTGAGAAAGCCCACCGATTGGCGCTTGTCCCAGACTAGGTCGTATCGGAAGATATCCCGACCGGCATTGATGAGATCCGTCGCGTACGGCTGGGTAGCCGTGAGGGCAATCACCCCATGGTCCTTAATCACGCGGCGAAGCTCATTGAAGAATTTCTCCGTGGGGAGCCGCTTGTCCCAGGAGCAATCCGTCACCCCATAGGGCGGATCGGTAAGGATCATGTCTACCGATCCGTCAGGGATGGTCTTGAGAACGGCCATGCAGTCGCCCTCGGTAATAGTGTTCAGCAATGGTTGTATCATGACTTGGTAAGTAGCTCGGCAGGTCAAACCGAGTCAAGCAGACGCAGGCAGAGCCGAAAAACCCAAAAAGGCCGTAGACGCGTCCGATTGAAGAACGGGACAAGTTACCGCCGTTAATTCATTAAACGCTTATTAAACGGCGATTTTTGCAAATAGGGCAAGATTACCCTAAAAGCTAGGACGACCTTGACCGCAAAAGATTCCAAGATTATATTTTACTTGAGAGAAAGCCGTGGGGCAGACTCCTGCCTTGGTTAGGCAGGACAGCCAATACCCCTGGCTTTTTTATTTTAGCTCCCAGGGCGTCAGTTCATAAAACACCAACCGGCCAGTCGCTTTTTCCCTTTTTAATACCACCGAGAACAATTCACGTTGTCCATTAACCTCAATGACGGATTTTCCTTTTAGGACTTCCGAGAAGTCTGGGTTTCCATGAATCTCGGATTCTGTCTTGAATCCTGTCGCGTTCCGGAGGATATCAGGAAGCCGATCGAGTACGGTCAATTTTGATGGGTCTCCAGAATAGGCAACCGCATGGTCAATGCCGGTCTTGTTTATGACGATCTCCTCTTTCAGTGCTCCATTCGTAAATGAAGAGTCGCGCAATTTCATGAGATCTTGCTTAATTTCCCCCCTAAGCGTTTTGCGATCGGGAGAAGCGGCCGGAATCACCTTCTCAACGGCTAACGGTTTTGATGCATTCGCTATCATCGACGTCTCAACCGGATCAAAGCGCAAGCCTATCTTCTTCGCGAAGGCCGTTATCTTTTCATCGATACCATATTGCTTGGCCCGATCGAGCATCGAGGGAGTCATCTTATAGAAGCTTCCCGTATCGACGGGGTTCCCACCAAAGCCTTTAGCCGGGGAGTCGGTGGGAAGATATTTAGTGGTTCCCCATGCCGAGTCTTTCTCCCGTTCGTAATCGACTTCTTCTTGGAAGACGGCCCGGACCGTTGAGCGGCAATTAAAGTGCAAGGGCGGCCAGTTCTTCTTCCAGAATGGATGCGTGGCGGGCAGGATGGTTCCCGAGCGATCACGACATATCTCCGTTTGGCGGCCATCCTCGATTCCCACGAACTCAAGGTATTCCGGTTGGCTCTTCATGAATTCCGCCGCGCGGCCGGCGTTATAGGTCGTCTGCATATTGGTCCGGTAGACGGTCTCCCAGTACCAGGGCGATTCCCCCACGCCTGCGCCCTCAAGGGTATGGGCTTCGGTCCAGAACTCGCTTAAGGGCGTCCCGTCTTCAACGGCTTTAAGGCATAGCTGCCTTGCTTGCTCGACGGTATCAACTTCGGATAGCGCCGCCACGGTGAAGGCTCTATACCGAAGTTGGGGCTCAAGCGCTGTCCATTCATCCTTGGTTAAAGGAATACGGGACTTGAGGAAGGAGACCGCCTCGTCATAGCTCATCTCCGGGGCGTCAGGAGAATCAGCAAGCTGAAGCGAGGGTGAAGCATGGTCCATACCGAGGGCCCATGAGAGGATAAGCATCTTCTCAGCTTCCTTCACAAGCCGCCCATCAGGCCGACCAAACGAAGGGGCGGCCGCCAACGTTTCTTTAGTGGGCCCTCCGGCTTTATTTATAGAAGAAAACCACTTCTTCACTTGCCCTTGCAGGAGAGGAATGATTCGGGCGGACGATGAGTCCGCGGTCGAATCAAGCTCCTTAGCCTTGGCCGATTCATCTACTAGCGGATCTTGAGCGGTGGACGAACTTTTTTTTTTGGGTCAGCGTCAGCCAGACCCATAGGGCCGAGGGGGCTGGCAGGCGCAGGCTTCAGGAAGGTATCTCCTTCGTCCGCAGGCTTGGGGAGGCCATACCGGGAATAGAGGGCATTCTTTGAAACGGGTATGGCGCGGTCTATGGCGTCGCGGACCATTTCCCATGAGGCGTAATCGTTAAGGTCAAAGGAGACGACGGGCACGGGCTCGTCTTGGCCATAGTTCAGCTCAACGATCCATGAGAGGTACGTCTGCAGGACTGGCTGGAGATCTCGACATTCAAGTTTCGAGGTATCAAGGGAGACGCCTTCATGCACCTCTGCCTGGGCGCGCGTACCGTTCTGGGCTTCCTGTACGCCCAGACTTGAACTTACGAGGGCATAGGCGATTTGGGTGTCGCAATAGTCGGCCAATACCTTGAACTCGCCCAGAGCCCCTTCCGAGGTGAGGGTTTGAACGCTCTTTATGTTGGCCAGGGCCGCACCGGACCCGGATCGAACCGAGGCAAGGAGCCCTGATAATTCTTGGGCCCGCTGCCGGGTTTTTTCCTCATTCTCCGTGGCGTCAAAAAGGGCGAGGATAGAGGGGACGGCAAACTTCTCGCAGGCCATGAGCCAGAACTCGAGCCCCGCCTTCTTGATCTTCCAAGACCAGTAGCAGGCCTTGAGGGCCGAGGTTCCGTATGGGTTCTCCGCGTCCTTGTCATGGGAGTACACCAGCCATTTATAGGGTTGGTCGAGCGCGATCGTTTCGCCGTTCCGGATATATTTCGGCAAGCCGTCGGCATTAAAATGGAATCGTTCCGGCCGGCGCCGGACGAGTCCGGAAGGTCGCCAGTATCCGTCGTCCTCCTTCCATAGAAGCTCGACGACCGAGAAACCATACTCAAAAGCCGTAAGGAGCTTCCGCTCCACGTCTTGGAGCGAGACGGACTTGAGGGAATCTTGGCAGAAGGCAAACACGTCATCGCTAGCCGTTCCCTGCTCAATGGACGCCGGGAAGTTGAGCACTGCCGCCTTAGCCACACGCACCAAGCTCTTAATCCGCGGATCGATCTGCATCTCGCGGTAGAGGGCAATGGTCTCGGCATTATCCCGAAGGATCTCGTCGGGGTTGGGAAGGTAGTTCAAAAAGCGCAGGAAGTCATCGACCTGGATGACGCGGGCTTCGAGGACCTGTTTATCCGGGGTGGGTTCGGGCTGTTTCATCTATTAAATCCTTTCAAGACCTGAGCGGTCTTTGAGCGTAGGCCGAATTCCTGGAAAGGGACAACGATGGGCAATGCCTTCTTGACGCCTCCCTGGGCTTCCTTGAACGCATGCCACAAAGCGTCGGCCTCATCGTCGTAGGCCGACTTGGGGCCGTCCGGGGTAAACATGGAAAGTTGCTCAACGAGTTCCTTCTGGTCCTTACGGAATCGAATGAATCCGGCCTCGATCAGAGGCGCCATTTCCTTGACGCGTTGAACCTTCGAAAGACCACCAAGCTTTCTTCCCACAATAGGGAGGTAAATACCGAGCTTGGCAGCCTTCTCCATGAGGTTGTTTTTATAGATACCCTGGAAGGCGACATCCTCAAAGCTGATCGCCGAATGGAGCCAGACTAGGAAGGTGGATATAATCTTTTCCAGGAATGAGGCTTCATCGAGGCGCTCGCCCCAGGAGTCGAGAACGTACAGCACGCCAGTATCGTTATCGCCCAGGGTGTCAAAGGCGCACTTGTCATGAACGCCCGTGGCGGGGTCGATACCGCCAAACTTTTTCATATTGGCGGGGTTGATCTCGGATAGCTCATAGTAAACGAACTTCTTGATGATCGCGTCCTCTGAGGAGAGAGGCTCGTTCATGTACTCCGTGGCCCATGCCGCCGATCCCACCTCGTCTTCTTTCTTCCGGAGCTTCTCATCGGTCCAATAGGCGGGCCACAGCGAATGGCCTTCAGGGGTACTGGCGGCAAAGCGGAAGCCAACCCAGCCCTTGAGCTGGCCATCCTCAAGCTCCTTGAGGAGGCGGCAGACGATATCGTCTTCGTGAAAGATCGTGTTGATGAGGATGGGGAATATATCCTTCCCGAGGGGCAGGACGACGCGCTTAAACCAGCGATAGCGCTTGTCCCGTTGAACTTTGGAGGCGGCAATCTCATCGGTCATAATGTCGTCGCAGATGGCCACGTCCGGCCGATTCGGGCCGTTCTTGATACCACGGGTCGAGGCGCCCGCGCCACGCGCCACAATGGCCGTCCCGTTAGTGAAGGTGATCTTGTCGGCCTTCCAAATCTTTCCCTTCATCTCGCCAAAGTCTTCGGCAAGCCGTTCGTTCTGCTCGACCTCGTCCTTAATTGACTGAAGGTTTTCCTGGGCTTGGCGCTGGGAAGAGGCAAAAAGGATGGGAAAGTTCCGCTTCTTATAGAAGGTAACCCACACGGGGAAGGCCAAAGAGAAACGGGTTGATTTCGAGAATCCACGCGGTTCCACGTCGATGATGCCCGCGAGGCGCTCCGTGGGGTTCATATACGAATGGTACTTATCCTTGATGAGGGGCTTCAGACTCTCGATCTGACGATCGTTTAGGGCCCCGGAGGAAACCACGTCCATGAGGATGCGGTGATAGGCGGCCGGCTCCGATCCGAAGTAGTGGGGAAAATAGGTTTTGCAGAAAAGGAAGAAGTCCCGTTCGCAGGCGTCCTTGCGGTTCTTCCGCTCTATGGACAGCGAGTACTCGTCTCGACTTCCAGCTATCTCCTCCAGGATCGTCTTGGCCATCAGTCTTTCGCCTCCAGCGATCCAACGATGAGGGTCAGGCGCTCAAGTAGGTCTGGGTGGCTTTTTAACTCGTCATTAAGGGACGCTAAAATGGCTTTTTTGGCTTGGTCAAATCCCTTTTGATAGGTGAGCCGGAGCTTCGCAATCTGGGTTTGAGCCTGGGCCATACGGTTCACGGCCGCCACCACCTCGCCCGGGTCTTTGAAATCAAAGTCCTGGATGCTCTTTATGTATGAGAAGAGATGCTGGGTGAGGATGGCCGTGGTGGCCTCGATAACGTCGGTATTCGGATTTTCCCGGACGGTGTCGATAAGGACTTTGGTTTCGCACAGCGCGGCCTGATACTGAGAGGCGACCTCGCGGGAGTCTTTCACGACGCGTCGCACGGCTTCCCGTGAGACGTCGAAGTCTTCGCTCCTAAGGATCTGTTCTATTTCCTCCAGCGTCTTATGCTCGGAATTATAAAGATGAATCACCCGCTCGGAAAGTCCCAGCAGGTCAATCTTCGATCGGCGTCCCATGGTTAAGCCCCCTCGTCAGGGATGACGGATACGCCAGGGTCGGTTATCGTCCCGTCGTAGAGATCAATTCCAACTGGGGTGATTCGATAGATGGCGATCTTCTCGGCCCGACGGCAGGGGTGCGGCAATTCTTTCTTGGACAAATAACCCTTGTCGGTCAAATAGAGGAGCGCTTGGACGATGTCTTCAGTACGGTAGTACTCATAGTACGTGGCCGTAACCGTGCGCCCATCAGCGCCTTCGGGGTAAAGAAACTTGAGGAATTCCAGGATCTTGCCCCGGAGGATGATCGGCTTTTGGTTCATGTCATTTTCCTTTCATGTTATCAATAAGAAGGTTACGAAGCTCCGATATCTCTGTTCTCCATCCAGCAATACCTTTCCAATATTCTTCCCGGGGAAGATATTCCCGTTGGACATCTGCTATGCGCAGAGAAAGGTCTTGGATGTCATCCTCATGCTTTTCTAGCCGTTCGTTTGTCTTTTTTTCCGAGGCCTCGATCTTGGTAGTGACGAAGGCCTTGAGTTCTTCAGCCCGCTTTGCGTCCTCATCGCTATTGGTCTTTACCGCCTTGCCGACCTCGTCCATCTTCTTGACGAGCCAGCCAACAAGTCCGGACAGGACCAAGAGCGTCGGGGCGGGGCCATAGGTTAAGAGCGCGTTGATGAAGGCGGTCATTTTGCGCTCGCTTTCACGGTCTCAATTAACGCCCAGATGGTGGCCGCCACGGCAACGCCGCCTGCGCCCCAGGCGACAATTTCAGCGCGGCGTTGCTTCTGCGCTGCCTGGTTCAGGGCTTGGTTCACAGCGTCTATCGAGCTCTGCCAAGATTCTTCCGAGTTCCCCACCAAGGCGTTGATTGTCTGAAGCGCGGCTTGCGCTTGCTTCACTTCGCTCGCTGAGGTCTCCGCCTCGGTCGAGCGCCGCGCCAACTCGTCCCGCAAGGCCTTCAACTCGGCTGGCGTCGTCTGCAAGCCCTGTAGCAAGGCTTTGATCTCGCTTTTCAACTCCGCTGAGTCCTTCGCTTGTGCTTCCAATCCCGGTTCGAGCTGCGTCCAGATTTCCAATGCCCTGTGAGCTAGTTCGGCCGTAGTCCACTCCGACAGCGGTTTGGGAGATTCTTCGGCTATGGCCGACGGCGCACCCGCCAATAAAAGAGCCAAGGCAAAGCACCAGGGTACTAGCCGATATAAAGATGATCTTTTGCGCATTCATTTTCCCTCCGTGGGCTGCTCGGTGGGAGCCGAAGCTGGGCCCGTATCACCAGCGGATTCATCCAATTCAGAGCGGTAATACTTGGACCGCTGCCAGTTATCGGCGACGTTAGCCGCCTGATATATGCCGCCAGCCGCCGCGATCATGACAACGATCATCGAGCCAATGGTATCGAGGCTTCCAGGCGCCTTGAATGCCGTAAAGGCAAAGAGCCCGAGGAGCGCGGCGAAGGAGGCCCAGAAGGCCGTTGATTTCTTAGTTTTGGTCATTTGAACCTCTTTATTTGAATCCCAGTGGCGCGCCAGACGGTTAGCCAATCCTTGAGCGAATATCGATTATTCCATCCGGTCTTATTGAAGTCGTAGACTCCGGAGGTACGATCGCCATAGGGGTCATCGATAATGATGGTGGTCACCTTTAACAGGTCGAGATCCTGGGCGGATACGATGCTCTCCTGGGAAGTCTCGAAGCCGACCAAGGAAACAATGTGGCCGGCTGGGGTGAGAAAGGTACTGGCCGCAAAGGGCACGCCTTGAACGAGGCCGAAGAGGGCTTCTTTAAGGTCCCAGTCCCACCGGGGGCCGATGCAGGGGTTTTGATTGGGGTAGAGCTTCTGATTCAACGCCCAAACGATTACTGGCCATAGTTCATTAGGCGGGGTATTGGCCTGATCGGGGCATAAGCGGTTCCGCGCCGCGCGGCCCTCGCCCGATCGGCATAGGTCTGTAAGATTGTCCTCAGGCTGGGCCCACTTGCCCTTGGGGAGCGGCCAGCCCGCGATATCCAGGCATTGCACCGTGGCCGTAGGTTTACACGATACCCCCGGGGCGAGCGCATTATTGCGTTGGGAGTAATAGCGGTTTTTGTTGGGGGATAGATTAACAATCATCTCGCGTACCTCATGGCTTGAGGATACGCCGGACGGATTTTATTTACTCAAAAGTGGGGATATGAAAAAGCCCCGGAATGCTCCGGGGCGAGAGATAAACTAAATATCATGCATGCTTTTACGCATTCGATATGCTGAGTATTTCGGCAGATATCAACATGCATCTCAGCCATTCATCACCTTCATCTTCATCATCGACGCAGTCGAGATCTTCTCTTTCACCTTTTTTCATAATGATTCGGGCATTCCCTCTGATGTCAGTATCAAGCGAATCGAAAGCTACACATACCGCTGCGTCTATTACATCAAAACCAGTTAAATTACTGTTTACGATCACATCGATTGCTTTTCGATATTCCCACAAACCAAAAACAAGATGGACAGTTTGTTTTGCGGTTCGTCCGCAAGCTATCATATTTGGGTCGTAGTTCATTTTGAAAAAGCCTCCGGATATTTTTCTCCACAGAAGGGGCAAAACGAAGGGCGCATCCACATCATTTTCGGTTTTCCATGAGTTCCATCTCTCTTTTTCGGTCGATAACAGATCGATAGCCTCGGGTATTCTACAAACCTTCCATTTTCAGGAGAAAGAGTGGTTTGAAGTTCGGCTTCCTCATCTTGAAGATCTTCTTTGATTTTCTCATTAACGATTTCCAGACACTTGCACATTATTTCCCTCCTTATTTCATATCCGCTTCAATCTGAAGCATGATAGCCAAGAACTCTTCGCTCATCTGCCGAGACTCTTCCGATCTGGAACGATCGGTTTCGACGCTTTTCATCGCATTTTTCAATGAATCCCAGCACTCAGCTTTCTTCTCAATAGTGATCATTTTGAATCCTTTTTACGCCGCGTTAAAATCAAGGCCGAATTGGGTCACCAGTTCGACCTTCTTGAGAGATACTTTCTTAGGCTGGCGCGGGGGATGTTCCACCGTCCGTCCAGGACATACCCGTCGAGGCGCCCGTCCTTCAGTTCCCGCTTCACCGTCTTGATCGAGATCGTCAAAAAGGTCGCCACTTCGCGCGGGGTGAGAATTGAGTCGAGCTTTAACAGCTCTTTCTCGGTTTCTTCTGTCAGCATAGGCCCTCACGGAATCCTCGTCGAATCTCCATATCCAGCGGATATGGACCCCGTATAGCTCCCCCATGCGGTTTAGGTAGTAGACATGCTGGGGGTCTTCTTCCAAGATGGCCGCGGCCTCTTGTACTGATAGGCCAAAGCTCATTTGGGGCCGCCTTCCATAGTCTTGCAAACAGGGCAACGCCAGCGCCCATGGCCATCGGTAAAGAGTTCATGATGGCAGGTATGGCACCTAACGCAGGTCCTGAAGTAGCCGCCCATGGGGTCGGATGCGTCAAACTGCGGCAGGAAATTCCGCAACGATGAGACAATTTTTTGAGAATCAACTGATCGTATCATTTCGTCGGTCCTTCCGGGTCAAAGCCCGCTTTTTGGCAGATATCTTTTAACGCCATAATCATGGCATTAGCGCCCTTTCTATCCAGGAAACGAAACTCGGAAACATGACCAACGCGAAGGAGAAGCGCCTTGAGGCTTCGTTCGTCACGGTTCTTGCTGGCCAATTCCCAAAGCCCCTTGATGTAGTAAATCTGGCGATCCGTCGCACGGGTCAGGCCATTGCCTAGATCAAGAGGCTGGACCGGGAGCCGCTTAAGCCCTGGCTTCCGGGTAAACCCCAAGTTTTTGAATGCCAGCATCACGGCGTCAAATTGATCGATGGTAGCGATATCCCGAGAACTATCGACCCCGGCCGCCCCGGCGATGAGCGCCCGATAGGCGGTGTCATCCAGGCCAGTTTCCTTTTTGGCCAGATGGATTAACGCGAGCTTTTCCTTTCTATTCGCCAGTTCCATCTCAATCTCCTCAAATGGGGAAGAAGGGAGTCGAACCCCTGCCGCTCAATATCACATCGTAAGCGGAGCCATGCTTGCTTCCCCAGAAATCCCCGCCCGAAGGCGGGGTGAAAGCCGAACGTCCAGGACGGCCTTTACTTAGGCCGCCAAATCAATGAGCTTGTATTCCCCCTTCGCGTCCTTACGATAAACGCGGATGTACTCCTTCGACTCAGTGATGGTGATTGAGTCCTGAATGGCCTGCATGGCCCGCCCCCACTTGGGGTCTTTGATGTCGAGCTTCCGGAGGCTCAAGACTTTCGTGGTGGAGATGTTCCCCTGCTTGTCCACCGCGAAGGCTGAATCAATAAGGGCCCTGACCTCCGACCGCGCTCCGACCGTCCATTCCTTGATGCATTCGTCTATGAGGGCCTTGGCGGCCTGCAGGCGCTCGTCAAAGGCGATAGACTCGTCGATGGCAATCAGTACCCGATACGCCCCATCAAAGGAGGTGAGCGTTACGTTCCCCTTCCGGCCCCCAAGCTTCACGTTATACTGCTCGGCGGAGAGGGATACGAAAGCCGTGATGTCGTCCATGGCCTCCCGCCTAAAGGCCGCCGTAAGCTTGGCTAAATCTGAGGCCTTGGCCACGATGGCCCGTACTAATTCATCGCGGGCCTGGTCAATCTCGCTTATCAATTCGATGGGCACCAGACGGCCCTTCGAATCCCTCAAGTACTTCTGTTCTTCCATACGCGCTCCTTACGCCGCTGGCCGATCGGGCCCGACCGTAACCTTTTCCTGGATAATCTGACGCAAGCCAAAAAGCTCCGAGCGTGCCTCGCGGCAGGCGCCCACGGCCTTTTCTGGATCTAAAACGCCAGCCTCAACGGATTTCTGTACCTCATCGATCTTCTTGTTGATGGCCGCAAAGCCATCTTCAGCTAGTCCGAGTTGCATAGATCACCTCTCTTTTGCCGGCCGACCCCGGCCGCGTTTTTGTTTCTCCTCGGCCACAGGGCCCAGGCCGCTCATCTTCTTAATGACCTGAGGCATGCGCTGCTCAACGGGGGCTTTGAGCACGCCACGATCCTCCAGGTCCTCAATCGACTTGCAATACAGTTCCAAGGCGCAGGCAACGTCATTCCCGGCCTTCAAGAAGGCTTCTTGGACTTCCGGGGCCGCGCTCTTTTCCAGGATGAACAGGTTCGCCATAGGGAGGAGCCGCCCGTATTCCTTCCGGGCCATACAGACATAGCTTCCCATGACCACCACGCGGTGCTTCTTTAGGACGAGATCGGGGACGCGGGGCTTACGGCGAAAGATGCTCGCGAAATCGTCTGGGGCGACCTCGAATTCATCCTCACCGGCGGGCTGAGGCTTCTCGGCGTCCGCCGGGGCTTCTTCGGCGCCCACCTTTACGATCCCCGCCTCGATATACGCCTCTCGAAGACCGGTATTTTCTAAAAACGAATCTGGTTCGTTTTTGAATCGGGCGAAGACCATCATGTATTTTTGGGCCGTCCTGGTCGAAAAAGGGCAATTCTGTTCTACCCACTCGCCAAATTCCCCATGGTCAAGCGCTTCTTTAACCGCGGCCAGTCGTTTACCGATCTCAAAGGCAATTACCAGGGTTACCTTCCCCACCACTTTGAGCTTGTCATTAAGGTCGACGATTTCTGCCTCTACGGAGGAGAAATCTTTGAGCACGTATGGAGCGGCGAGCTGCTCTGCTGGGGTCTGCTCTATCTTGGCCAAATCAGTAATGGTTTCGTTCATCTCTTTCACCTCGTATTTCGTAATTCAAAACGGACACCGTGTCCGTTTTCTATTTCATTAAAAGCCGCGCGGAATCCGCCACCACCTCCAGCGTGGGGTTCTCCAGGTGCAAGGCCCGCATTGAACGCTTGGTCAGAGTGATGTGATTAATAAGGGAGTGAAGGTTCTTTCGGGCGGCTTTCCAGAAGGTCTGGATGATGGGCTCATCGACTTCGGGCCAGACCGCGCGGACCACGGCGGCGGCGTCCTCGTCCGAGACATCATCAACGCCAAGGCAAATACCAATGCGGTTTTCAAGTTGGCGGTGGTCGTTCTTCAGATTCTTGATCCGGTGCTCAATGTTCTTGAGCCCGACAAAGACCAAGCCAGAATGGCCCTTATCGTTAATGGCGATGCGAAGGTATTCCATGGTGTTATCGGTGAGGTAGTTGGCCTCATCAAAAATCACCAGGATGTCGCGCTTCTGAAGCTCTTCCACAATCCGCGTGCTCACCTCGGCAATGCGGCCCTTTGAATCAACGCTCAAGGCCTGGGCTAAGCGCGCAACGATGGTGGAGAGCACGAAGGTGGGCTCACATTTTATCAGGATCGAGGTATAGGGGTTCTCCGCCTGGAACTCGGAAACGGCGCGGCTCTTTCCCGTCCCGGAATCACCAAGAATGAGGGAGATAAACTTCTCCTCCTGGGCGATGCGGAGGACGGTCTTGATTTGGCTCGTTCGCTTAAGGGAGACAAAGGGGATGGCCCCGGCCTCGTCCCGCTTCATCTGGAGCTGAAGCCACGCGTAAACCTTGTTTTCCACGCGGGCGGTGTCTCCCGTATATTTCCCGGATACCCACTGGGACAAGGTCGCGGATGATAGGCCAATGCCTTCGGCGGCGCGAGTCAGGCTTATGTTGCGGGGCTTTATATAGCCGGTAAACTGATCTTTAACGTTATTCTCCATTTCTTAATCCCTCCGATAAAAGCTCTAAGATTGAATCTTGGGAGCCCGATACGGGCTTCGGTGACAGATCCTCCGCTCCAGCGGCGAGGGCGAGCGGTACCTCCTGCGATTCCTTCGGCGCGGCCTCAAGTAGGCGCTCAACGCGTCCTTTGGCGTTAATGACCTCGGGGCTTTTTCCGGCAACCCGTTCCCGAACCATCTTGAGCGTCTCGCGGCGCGCCTTGTTGATCTTGGCGTTGTCGGCTTCCATGTCTCCGGTCTCCAGGAAGAAGTCAGCTTTAGCGCGGCAGAGCACGGCACCCTTGATGTCGCAAATGAGGGCGTCTTCCGGGGTGGCAATGGGGCGCCTGACCAGCACTTCGCGGCCTTGGTACTCCATAAGCTCCGGGGCCCAGAAGTTCACACCATCGATCCGCACGCCGTTCTTCCGCACAAGGCGGATGTCTGAGCGACTCAAGGCCAGGGCCAGGGCGTCTGGATCTACCGGCCGCATCTCAACGCGGTTTTCATCAAAGACCTCATTGGGCGTCTGGCCGTTCATGCCATTCCCCGAGCTATGCCAAGACGCGTTGTAATCCGCGATGAAGGCCGTGAGTGCCAGCACAAAGTCATCCCAGGGGTAGATATCATTCCGTTTGGCGCGCTTGTTAAGCGCTCGCCAGAAAAGCGCTGCGTCCTCGGGGCGCTCCGTGGTGTTCGAACCTACATAGGTGGGGATCTCGCGGGAGAAGCGCTCGGCCCAAATCCCGAAGGTGCGCTCAGTCCGGCCCTTTGATTGGCCGTGGTAGGGGCGGGCGTAAGTGACCGACTCCGAGAAGGCCGAATAGGCGCCGGCGAGATGCACGCGCTCTTCCGCCTCAAGGCCGCTCTCGTTCAAGACCCGCATTGAGCGCGTCTTGCCATTCAGCACCTCGGAGCGATAGTCCTTTCCGTTATCGAGATGGATTACCTTGCAGGCCCCATACTGCGAGACGGCCATGAAGAACGACACCGCGATATTCAGGCTATTGGGGTAAACCGAGGGGCAGAAGCCAACGATCTTGGACGACCTGAAATCCTGGACAATTGTCACCCATGGCCGGAACATATTGCCCTCGCGTTCAACCAAGAAGTCAAAGCGATGATGGTCAGATACGAGCTGATCCATGGAGTGATACAGGCTCATATTCCGCTGGATTGACGGAGTGCATCCTTCCTCAAAGGCCGTGCGACCATACCGGAAGAACTCAACTACAGGCTTAGGCAGGCTCTTCAGGTAGCGCATGGCCGTGGGGTAGCTATGCGGGTTTTCTACGTAGGCGCACATGTTGTCATAGGCATGCCGCATACTCGGCCGGCGATCCACCAACCAGAACTTCTCCAGTAACCCGCGCTCAAGATCAGTCAGGCTTTGGCCCAAGCCGCCCGAATTCTTCAAGGCGTATTTAGGGACAAGGCCATCTATTCCTTGATCACGGTATGCCGCAACCCATTTATAGAAGGTAGGCACGGCAACGCTCCCCAATTGGTTAATCAGCGGGCCCGATACCGTACCCGCGTTATACGCCGCAACGAAGTCCTCTATGCTCAGGCGTGAGGAGTTGTAGACGGACAAGAGCGCGGCCTTGAGGAGGCCTTTCTCTCTATCCTTCTCCCGGACTTGGGCGAAGACCTTCCCGGTAATGGGGCGATCAACGGGGCCGACTGTGGCATGATCCATGCGGTAACGAATGAGGCAGGACCTCACATCTTCAGGGAGGCTAGATGCTTGCCAACGTCTTCCTTCCTTCGTCTCTCGATATATCCAATGCTCCTTAAATGCACGCTTTTCAACGTTCTGGCGCGCTATTCCCAAAGCATCAGATAGAAGGTCAGTTGAAACCTCATTCATATTACCGCCTCCCGCGCTTCGCGCTGGAGATCCTGAACTATGACGAGGCAATTCAAGAAAACCTGTTCCTCATAGTGAGCAATCCGCGGCTGGATGAGGAGGCTTACGGCCTTCACGGCATTAACTTTGAAGGTCTCTAGTTTTGCCTTCTCAAGCCAGGGCTGGTACGGTAGGCCGATCTGACCAGGGTGAGAGGGCTCGGTAATGTAATCAATACCATAGGCTTTTAGGTTAAAGAGAAGCTCGCTCGTTATGCCCTGGTAGTTGATCCATACGTAATGCTTTTTCTCATCTACCGAAAAGATGGAAGCGCTAAGCATTAGCGGCCTCCTTCCTTTTGAAAGAAAAGAATCCCCCCTCTGGGTGTATACTGAAGGCACCACACGCTTCAAAAACCCAAAGGAGGGAATTAATCATGGAAGAAAAGGACTTCGAAACCGTATATGGCCTAAACGAGCTAATTAGTTCGGCAGTTATTGGTTTCTTTATCCGAACCTTTAAAGCCGGTCCTTTACAAGTTAGCGGCAAAGACAGAATGCTCTCAGATGATGCCAACGCAGCCCTAGATATATTTAAGGATTTCTTCATGGAAAAACCTACATTTATTAGGGCCTTAAGCATCATGGATGCTATGATTGAAAAAGAAATAGCAATCATCAAATCCGGGGCAATTCCTAACAGCATGGAGAAAATTGCCAAGGAAGTTATTGATGCTTCTTTGTCTTTCTGTAACGAACAACCTCGGGAATGGAATATCATCAGATTCCCTCCTCGCGGTTGA